GCAACGGATAATCTCCACCATCCGCCTCCTGCATCTTCAGTTTTTGCCTCTATAATAGAACCCGATACATTACCTATTGCACCCGTAGTTAAATTAAAGTTGACATAAGGTGTACCATTACCACCTACACGCATTACAACCCATTCACCTGTCCCTGCTTTAGCATACACTGAAAATGTAACAACTCCCGAATAGGCAGGTATTGTAATCGCTAAATTTGGAAAATTCCCTGCACCATTGCTTGACAATAACCAAGCATCATTACTTCCATCATAACCTGCTTGTCCACTTGTTACTGATGTATAAACTTTATTCCAATTATTGAAATTATTACTATGCAAGATTAGGTTTTGAGTCTCCTTCTCTATATTACCATCTGCATTAACTCTCGTAGCAGCACTTGAACGAGTGAAAGTAAAGTCTCCACTTCTATCCTCGGGCTTTACACTATATACCTTGCCCTCTTTAGTTGCGTGTGGTAGCATCACCAATGATGCCTTATCGTATGCACTTGCCATATTATGCTATGTCTATATTTTCTAATTCGTTGTATGAATCGTAGAAGCACTCTACAGCCTCTACCTCTGCACCATCCGTAATGGCACTTGCAAATAATGTATTGGCTGCGTGTGTAGGAGATTCCGTCTCTCTGATATCTCTCATCAAGTCTACAGCACAAGTATAGTTCTCTACAATACCACCATCAGCCTCTACTCTACCACCAATGTTGTCTGCACCCCTGTTAATCACAGCACTACTGTACCCACCAAGAATATAACTTTTCTTCGTAGATGCTACAGTAACTGCGTTAGCTAAATAACCCGTACCTCTATATAGGTAGCTCATTATTCAAAAATAGTTTGGTCAGTAAATGGTGTCTTATCGTCAAGCACCAAAGAAGCGATCCCACTTTCGGTGGTTAGCGTGATAGTAACGTGAGACTTCTCAGATACAGCAGCTCCAGAGTTAGCCTCAAAGTTCATGGTTAATCCATCCATCCAACCAGAGATAGTTACCGTATCGTTATTATGAAGTAAGACAACTACAATATCTTCTCTACGAGACATATAGTCAAGTTGATTGACCTTGTTGTCTACTACCGGGGTTTGAATAGTTATGCTTGTAGATACTACACCTAATCCATTAGATGTGTTCTTGTTTTCTGTGAAGTTTGTAGCTCCGTCTTTTGTGTTGTGCTCAAAAGTAACCTCGTTAGCTGTATCTACAGCAGTTACTTGAGTTTCATCGTTAGGATCAAAAGTGATAGTAACATCCTTTTGAAGCATTAAAATAGCTTTCTTAATACCACCCGTAGTACGTTTGTTACAGTTGATATCAATATCGCTTAGTAAAATTGAACAGTTGAAAGCCATATGTTTTTTATTAAAAAAGGGGAGAGGATTTCTCCACTCCCCTTGTTATAATATACAAGTTTTGGTATTAACCAATAATTGTCTCAAAGTCAGTCTGATCATCGATGCTGTAAGCAAGACCGTTCTCCTCACCTGTTAGGGTAAGTTGGATACGGTTTTTCTCACCACGAGCAGCACCTGAAGACATATCAACTGTTGAAGCGTATAGACCGTAGTCTACACCTACAGCATGGTAAGTACCTGCAGCAGTCTCAATCAAAGCTACCAACTCAGCACCTGGAGTTGCGATGTTTTCCAACTCAGTTACATGAGCAGCTTTCATTTTAGGGAATTCTACAGTGATAGTAGGTACAGTAGTTGATGTACCATCAGCGTTTACAGTCTTTACTTCGTTAAAAGCAGAGAATCCATCTTTCAAGTTGAAAGAAAGGTCAGAGACACCAGTAACAACAGCAGCAGTAGTTACCACACGAGTATCTTCATCAACAACTGAAGATGAAGCATCCCAGTTTGCTTTAGTAGCCAAAGACAAGCGAGTAATACCACCAATACCTAAGTCGGTACAGTCGTAAGCGATGTCAGTAAGAGTAATTGAACAAGCCATTTATTTATAAGGTATTAAGAGGAGGGGCACAAGTCCCCTCCATTATTATTTATTTAATTAGGCAGCATCGTAAGCTAACACAATCTCAGAACCCTTCATGTAGTCGAAACCTAATTTGAAACGACCAAACAAGTATTCTGCGTGCTCTTTAGCTTCGTACTCAGAACCGATAGCACCTACATCGTTGTAGTCATCAGTCAACAATACCAAGTTAGAAGGAGCAGCAACAAAGAAGTTCTGTGCAGCCAATGCTGGGAAGTGAACAACCTCCATACCGTAGTATGTTGGAATCTCACCACGAACAATACCTTGTGGAGTAGTAGTGTGCAACTCAGCGATAGCAATTTGGTAAGCTTGGTAAGCAGCAGTTCCAAGGAAGTAAGCTGGCTTGTACTCACGGTCAGCATCACCATAAACAGCAGATAGCATTACTTCGCTCATAGCTTCGTAAGCATCTTCCATATGGTCAAGAACGTTAGCAGAAGAGATAGCAGTAGCTCCCAAGTCTACAACTTGTGCAGCAGGTACAGCATCATCACCAGTCTTCATAGCAGCAAGAAGGTCTACACCTGCTTTAATCAAAGCTTTCTCAGCAGCTAATTTAGCGAAACGGTCAAAGATCCAAGAACGGAACTCAGCATCGATAGTTTCTGGGTTCAACTGACCTTTCTTAAGCATCAAGCCACGGTAAGAAGACTCAAGAGCGTCCTTACAGTTTTTGAAGCCCCAAGAGAAGCTGTCTACTGACATTTCTTTCTCTTCTACAGTAGCAGTGAAAGTATCGTCAAAAGCACAAGAGTCACCACCGAATCCGTTTTCACCTTCACCAGCTGTAGCAGCAAGGCCAAAGATTGGCACGTTTAATTTAGATTTAACTCCATCAACGATAGAGAAGCGGTTCAATACAGCCGCAGATTTGATCATCGCATCGATGAATAGGTCTGGTCTACGGTCACCGAATGGGTGAGTGTTTAGTTGACCAGTTCCAGTTTGAGTAATTGGCATTTTATATAAGTTTTAAAAAATGATTCGTTTACTTAATTTACAATAATTTATTTTCTGTTGAAAAACTTGTTGATGATATCCATCTTTTCAGGTGTGATAGCATCAAATACTACAGTCTTATCTTCAGCAGATTCTTCTTGCTCATCAGCTTTTTGTTCAGCAGCAAACTGCTCCTCAACTTCTTGCTCATTCGCTTCCTCAGAAGAGTACTTCTCTTCCTCTTTCATTTCCTCTTCTTCTTTTTCAGAACCCATTTCTTCTTTTTCAGAAGTCATTTCTTCTTCTTTGTCCTCAGAGGCCATTTCTTTTTCTTCATCTTCGTGCTTGCCCATCTCTTTTTCGTCTTCTTGAGATGCACCCATGCTCTTGATGTGCTGTTGGATCATTTCGATAGCAGACTTTAGGTCTTCTACACCACCGAACTTTTCTTCAACAGATGTCACAGCTTCAAGAAGTGAGTTGTTCTCAGCTTCAAGAGCTTCAATTCTTGCTTCGTACTTTTGAGCCATAGCCTCAAATTGAGCCTCTAACTTTCCAAGTTCTTTAGCGAAAGAAAATTCATTCATTTTTTCGTTATTATTTGTTGGTTTAATATCAGCTTTAATCTCAATTGAAAAGCCATTGATTTCTCCCTGCTTGATAGCAGAGAATAATTCGTCAGACTCAATCTTAGCCTTGACAAATACTGTTCCGTTTGGCAGGTCATAACCATAGTCCTTAGACTTATCGTTCTCACTTTCCTTCATCCAAACTTCAAGCATCACCACGTCCTCTGTATCGTGTTCGTGGTTGACACCAAATGCGTTAAACAACCCTTCTTTAGAATACTTGTACATAATCTCCTGGATAGTCTCCTTGGTAAACCGTACATAGTAGTATCCCATCTCTGGGTTGAATCGTAATATCTCTTTGTTGGGGATCATAATCGGCCCAACTACTTCTTTCTTCTCATCGTTAGAAAACATCTGGATTTTCTTTACCTCGTTGAAGTAGATAAAGTTTTCCTCAATGGCAGGTTTATCTACCAAGGAAATCTTATACATCCCTTGTTCGATGTCCTCTAATGATATATCAAATAATGGTAGCTTATCCATTTTTCTTACTTTTCTTTTTATGCCAGCTTGGTAGCAGGTCATTGTCTTGTGTGTACTTTGGATTAGAAGGTTTACCGTTCTTCACCAAATATAGGAAGGCATTTAGTCGTGCCAATCCCCATTGTGCTGCTGAGGTAACCTTGGGTGAGTGAGATGTATTGTATGCACCCATACCACGAAGTACAACCCTTTTTGCAGCTCCGACACCCACCTTTTTATCCGGGTACTTTTCATTGTGCTTAGAAATCTTACCTTCTATAGACTTAATAATCTTTGGAGAAAGCTTTCCACCTTTTCCAACACCCTTAGGATTCTTGTTAGGAGTATCGCTCTTAGGTGCTTTGGGAGATTTCTTAATGCTTCCATCCTTTCCTTGTGTTGCATAATCATCCCGTTTTTTGCGATTGCCATACGGGAGGTCAGCGATGTCTGCAGAAGCCTTAACTGTTCCTTTTCGTATTGACTCAGCTTTTCTAATCGCCCAGTTAACGCCTGAAGTTCCACCCCACCCAAGCCAAGCAACGTAGCCTCTATCTTTCCAAGGCTCATTCTTATACTTAGGGTCAACCGCAGCATTCTTTCTGTGACGATTAAATGCAGCCATTCTTGCAATAGTCTCATACGATAGTTTTCTTCTTGATGCTAACTGTCTTGCACGGGTCCAGCCCACGGAAGTCATGCCCTTTACTTCAGAGCCGTACTTCTCTTTCCAAGCCAAAACTTTCTTGGCATTGTTGGTAGCAGATTGTGGGTAGTCGTTATATGTAGCCATCGTATTAATTTACAATTATTTCAGTAAACCTTTTATTGTCAAGTAAGCAAAGTCCTCAAAGACTTCTCCCGAAGCAGATTTAACTACGATGTTATCTTGAGTGATTAGTGTAGCACTAAGCTCTTGCATCATAAAGTCTAAGTCTGCTAAATCCGATGTAGGTACTACCATATCAAACTCTATACTCGTGCTGTTGCTATACTTAATCTTTTCGTTGTCAGCATAGAAGGTATAGTAGTCTGTAGTATCTCCGTCCTCATCTTCAGCGAGTAGATTCCATCCCTCTACGTTGTAGTGGAAGAGCCTTCCGTTAAAGATGTGCTGTGTCCAATCTTCATAGATACGCTGTGTTTTGGTGTATAGGTTCTGACGTTGGAACTTACTTTCAGCCTTTGGCCTTTTAATCATTGTGCGGTAGATAGGCTTGTCTACATACGCAAATCTAAATCCTACCTCTTGATGCCTTGTGAACAAGTTAGGTGTAAAAGCTATCTCCCTTTCACTAACTACATTATTTACATAGTTTTGATTAAGAACATCATCTGTCTCCTCACCACATACTGACTTGTAGTAAACAGATGTTTCAAGCTCTATCCTCAAATCAGAGATACCGTCATTGTTTATCTCTTGAGTGGTAGATCCTATCGTAATTTTATCGCCATCCTCATCATCGTAGTATAAACCAAAGTCATTATTGTTTAGCGATAGATTCTTAATCTTATCACCACCAATAAACACCTTCACAGATTTTAGGTCATCTATGTACTGGTTGATGTTTTCTGAGCCGTTACGCACAATATGCAGTGGGTCTATACGCAGTACGTTTTTGCTAAGCTGAGTATCGTACTCGTAGAAGATGCCACAGTTAAATCGTTTACATATACCCACCAATACATCGTACACACTTATCGTACAAGTGTTTTGTAAAGATTCTTTTAAGTTATACTCGTCAGTGGTAAAGTAAGGGTTGTAGTTAGCGTTAGCTGTAAACTTCAAGTCCAACTGTCCATAGTCAGTAGGAACTCTTGTAATAGCTTTTTTAATTGAAGTACCATCTAAATCAGATGTTACAGGATTAGAAGCCTGTATGTAATTACCTCTATCAATTGTATCTCTGGTATATTGAACAGAAAGAGTTCCTTGTGCTGGTTCTAAAAAATAATTTACTGCGTATCTACTTTCTCCGTTTATAGTTATAGTCTCATCAGGAATTTGCCACCTGTCTTGTTCAAGGTCAGTTAGGTTCCATCTCAACATATCTGTATATGCTGAAATGTCTAATATTACAGGGTCAGCTCCAACATCTGTTGTCTCAAAGAATTGATACGAAGTTGTTGATGCTGAATAAGTTCCCTTTTCAGAGTTTCCTGCTACGGCTGTAGCTTCGTTAGCATTTAAGACTATTGGATTACCAGCAGTATCTTGTACCCTTATCTTCTTTGCTAAAACACCGTCTTGATACACGCCTAAAAATATATCAAAGGTCATAGTAGAATCTCCAGGAATAATATTTCTTGTCATATTATCCTCGTTTACTACAGGTATCTCAAATTGTATCTCTCTGACTGATGCAGTATTACCAATTCTAAAGTCTATGTCTGCTTCAAAAGTCATATGTGGAGCAAAGTATCCTCTTTCATATCCGAATACCCCGTCTTCAGGATATGCAGCATCAGTGATATCTAAACCATATTTGCTTGACGTTGCCTGCTCATCACCCTCTGCATCAGGACCGTAATTACCAAACACTTCATTAGCCTTGAACCAATCGGTTACAAAGTCTTTTTCCTCTGTAGGGTCTGAAGACTTGTATTTACCAAAAAGGTCTGTATTAGTACCTACCCAAAATGGTGCTTGGCGTACATTAAAAGTTCTTGTGTTTACATCCTTATCAGCCTCTAACTTCGCAGGAAGTAACATATGGAGCTTCTCTGCTTCGAACTCTGGAATAGCTTCAGTGTATCCTTGTGCAAACAACTTGCTTTGTACTGAGGTGCTAAACCCTTGGTCAGATAAATACAACCCTAAATAGTATAAGAATTGTTGCACATTGAACACAGGAACAATACCTGCTCTGTCTAAACCCACACCATACTCTGTAAACTGTCTTGCAGCGTATCCAAACTTTCCGTGTACATCGTTTACAAAATCTACATAAGGAAATATGATTGGGCGTACAGAAGGGTTTTGATTTATAGTGCCTCGCTCTCCTCCATCTGCTACAGAGTCAAAGAAGGTAGAAAAAGTTTGATTGGTTCTATAATAAGTTCCGTAAGAGCCTG